AGGCATCCTTATGATTGCGGGCTTTCTTCATTCTCCTTTGTTTATTGTTGCTCCTATCTTTACTCTGACTCTTTTCTACGGTATCTTCAATTACTACTATGTGCATAGACGGTCACATATTGACCCTGAATGGGCGAAAAGGAAAGTGCCCTGGCACTACGAACACCACATGGGGAAAGATCAGAATAAGAATTTTTGTGTTACAAAGCCTTGGTTTGATTGGGTAATGGGGACGCGGGTAAAATACGACTACCTTTTTGAGAAAAAATAAAAAATAGTGCTTGACATCAGAACCAAGATCGTGTAGTATAAGGGCATCTCAACACAAGAAAGGGAGAGATAATGAAGATGAAAACACACAAAGCAACTTTTAAGAAGAAGGATGGCACTGAACGTCTAATGACTTTTGTCCGAGCAGCGGACCTGCCTGAGACCTTTGTGAAGAAGGTTACCAAATCAGGGGACAGTAACCCTTCCCGACTGCCAGAAGGAATGGAGCTAGTATGGGATCTCGACAAGTCAGCTTTTCGTATCTTCAATTGGAAGACTGTTGTGGGAGCCGTAACAGAGAGCAGTGCAGACCCTAGTGTTTTGCGACACACTTAAGGCATTATGTACTTAACAAATTTCAGATTATGTGTTATACATTAATACACTTTTTATAAGAATATAAAAAAAACAAGGAGATAACAAATGGCTATTGATTTAAAGAAGATGCGGGAAAAGCTCGCATCGTTGCAGAACCGAGGTGGTGGCTCTTCACGATCCAGCTTTTGGCGTCCACAGGACGGCGACCAGCAGATCCGTATTGTTCCCACTGCTGATGGTGATCCTTTCAAGGATCGTCACTTTCATTACAACTTGGGCAGTAACGCTGGGTTCTTATGCCCTAAGAAGAATTATGGGGAAAGCTGCCCCGTATGCGACTTCGCTTCGGCTCTCTATAAGGAGGGGACCGAAGAGAGTCAGTCTATGGCAAAGAGTCTTTTCCCACGTCAGCGTTTTTTCTCACCAGTTCTCGTTCGCGGGGAAGAGGAAAGCGGTATTCGTATTTGGGGGTATGGCAAGATGGCATATGAGAGCCTTTTGAGCCTTGTTCTAAATCCTGAGTATGGTGACATTACTGATGTGATGGAGGGGACAGACCTTAAGCTTACTTATGGAAAGCCCCCTGGTGCTAATTTCCCGGTCACCAAGCTGGTGCCCTCCCGCAAGACTTCTCAACTTTGTGAGGATAAGACCGAGGAGGAGTGTAATGCTCTTCTGGAAACAATTCCTGACTTCACTGCGCTCTTCGAGCGTAAGACCGTTGAAGAGGTTCAGTCGATGCTAGATGCTTATTTGTCTGGCGACGAGTCCGCAGAGTCACGCTCTAATCAAACGGAGAAATATAATACTTCTACTCCTAATGATGATAAAAATGTTACACCCGCTGAGTCTGTCGAGACGGCTTTTGCTGAACTTCTAGGAGCATAAGTGCTCCACTCCGCAGGAGGGCACGGGATTACAGGTGCCCTATTTTTTAAAAATGAAAGAAGAATATCTATGAGTAAAGTAGAAAATGGTAACACTATCAGTGTTCATTATATTGGAAAGTTAGAGGACGGCGAGATGTTTGATAGTTCGCGTGAAAGAGGAGCCCCTCTGTCCTTTGAGGTTGGTGCCGGTCAGATGATTAGTGGTTTTGAAAATTCTGTTGTTGGCATGACGGCGGGTGAGACTAAGACAGTCACGCTCTCGCCTACTGAGGCATATGGAGAGCCCGACCCAACCCGTGTGAAGGCAGTGCCGCGCACTGCTTTTGCCCCTGAGATGGAATTCGAAGAGGGTGTTGTGGTGCAAGGTCAGACCGATATCGGCATTCCTTTTGTTGCTAAGATTCAATCATTCGATGACAATGAGGTTGTGTTGGATCTCAACCATCCTCTTGCGGGCAAGACTCTCAATTTTGAGATTGAAGTTGTCAGCATCAACAACGACTAAACGAGTCCACTCCGCAGGAGGGCACGGGGTTACAGGTGTCCTATTTTTTATAACAGGTAAGGGTGTAGATACATGGCAAATACGAAAAAGAAAGCAGTAAAAGCAGGTAAGATTTCTGTAGACGACTTGCGGAAGAGCCTAAATAAAAAGGCAGGTCGGATTGTGGCTTGGGATCTCAAAGAAGAAAACCCAACTCAGGTGGAACATTTTATCTCTACTGGCTCTCGCTGGCTCGATAGTATTATTTGCCGGGGCAAGCTTGCTGGAATTCCTGTAGGTAAAGTCAGCGAGATCGCTGGACTAGAGTCCACAGGAAAGTCCTTTATGGCAGCACAGATCGCAGCCAACGCCCAGAAGGATGGAATGCTGGTAGTTTATTTTGATTCTGAATCCGCTATCGACCCTCAATTTCTTTTACAAGCTGGTTGTGATTTGGATAATCTAATTTATGTACAAGCGCAGTCAGTAGAATATGTGCTGGAAACTATCGAGACAGTTTTGGGACAATATGACTCCCAGATTTTGTTTATATGGGATAGCCTTGCCTTGACACCAGCCGAGGCAGATATTGAAGGGGACTACAATCCTCTAAGCAGCATGGCAGTCAAGCCGCGAATCTTGTCTAAGGGGATGTCTAAACTGGTGCAGCCATTAGCCAATGGTCAGGCGACACTGTTGGTTTTAAACCAGCTAAAGACAAATATCACCCGCAATGTGTCCGAGGCGCTTACTACTCCTTATTTCACTCCTGGTGGCAAAGCCCTACTCTATACTTATAGTTTGCGAATTTGGCTCACTGGGCGAAAAGCGAAAGCATCATTCATCACCGACGAGAAAGGCTTTCGTATCGGTTCAGAAGTCAAGGTGAAGCTAGAGAAGTCCCGCTTCGGGACTCAGGGGCGTCAGTGTGCCTTTAAGATTCTGTGGGGAGGCACCGTTGGTGTTCAAGATGAAGAGAGTTGGCTGGAGGCTATCAAGGGATCAGACTCGGTGGAGAGCCGAGGGGCGTGGTACGCCCTGCTCTATGACGATGGCACTGAGGAGAAATTTCAAGCCGCTCACTGGCTAGAGAAGCTTCAACAGCCAAAATTTAGGGACCGAGTATTGCAGATAATGGATGAAGAAATTATTATGAAGTTTGAAAACCGGGAAGGCACCGCAGCTTCTTTTTATGAGGTTGATTCGGAACAAGACAACGAGGACGAGCAGAAAACAGCTTAGAAATTAAAGTAAAAAAGGTTTTTTTGTGATTGACAAGCTCTCAAATATAGTGTATAGTAGACCTACATTTGAGAGCTTTTTTATACCAGGAACGGAGAGTAATGTGACGAAGACCGACCCAAACACAACCCAGAAAAAGATGGTGATGATTGTTGATGCGCTGAATATGTATTTCCGTGCCTATATCCGCGACCCCTCGCTGTCGACAAACGGGCAACCCATCGGAGGAGTAAAGGGGTTTTTTAAAATTCTCCAAAAGCTTCTACGAGAGCACAACCCAGATAAGGTTGTGATCTGTTGGGATGGTGCAGGCGGCTCACGCAAGCGCAGAGCGACTGTTAAGGATTATAAGGCAGGCAGGAAGCCGATTCGTTTAAATCGTGATATCCACAACCTTACCGAAAATGAAGAAGTCGAGAACAAGATATGGCAGCAGACTCGCTTAGTAGAATATTTGAATTGTTTGCCCACCGTTCAACTTGTGCTGGACGATGTTGAAGCCGACGACATCATCTCTTATTTGTGTCGCAACCACCCTTCTTTTGTTGGATGGAATAAGCTGATTATCTCTAATGATAAAGATTTTTTACAGCTTTGTGATACTGAAACTGTGCTTTACCGTCCCGCTAAGAAGGAGGCAATGAATATCCCTCGCGTCCTTAGTGAGTACAATATTCATCCTGAGAATTTTGCCTTGGCTCGTGCTATTGCCGGTGATCCTTCTGACAATCTTCGCGGCATCCCAGGCGTTGGTCTTTCCACAGTGGCAAAGCGCATCCCTATGCTTAAGGAATCTCAGTCTGTGACAATCGATGAGGTGATCGATTATTGTGAAAACATTGACTCTAAAGACACAGCTTATGGCAAGATCGCAGAAGGAAGAGACACAATTGAACTGAATTACAAGATGATGCAGTTGTATTCCCCCAGCATCTCGATCCAGGGGAAGAGCACAGTTGATAATGCGATAAATAACTGCGAGTACGCACTTAACAAAACAGAGTTTATTAAAATGACGATAGAAGATGGCTTTGGTGTCAGCAATTGGAACACACTCTTTCAGGTGATGAACAAGATCTCTTTCGACTTTGGGAATAACCGAGGCGCTCAATGACCCAGGCAAAGGATCAGGTTGGCTTTTCTCAATATGGCACCACCTTTCAGGAGAACTTGGCTACTCTTATTCTGGACGATCGCGCTTTTGCTGATCAGATCAATGAAGTTCTTGATATAAATTTCTTAGAGCTTAAATACTTACAGGCTTTTGTTCGCCACTTATTCGATTATAGACACAAGTATGGTACCCACCCTTCCCGCAGCACGTTTTCTACGGTACTTAAGGCAGGTCTCAACAGCGAGAGCGAACTAGTCCGTAATCAGACCTTGGACTTTTTTGACTCTCTCCCTACCGACAGCACAGATGGCGCAGTGCATACGAAGGAGGTTGCGCTTGACTTCTGTAAGAAACAAAAGCTTAAGGGAGCCATGATGCGCTGCGTTGGTCTTATCAAGACATCCAGCTTTGATGAAATTAGCAAGGTCATGAACGACGCCTTGTTGCTCGGTGCGGATAGCAACCATGGGTATGATTACGTCGTAGATTTTGAAAAGCGTTTTGCCATCAAGGCTCGCAACCCTATTACCACAGGCTGGAGTAAGATCGACGCTATTTGTAATGGTGGTCTTGGAGCTGGGGAGCTGGGTGTGGTTGTTGCTCCTACCGGGGCAGGAAAGTCCATGGCACTCGTCCATTTGGGCGCTCAAGCAGTTATGGCGGGAAAGACGGTGGTTCATTATACTCTAGAATTGCAAGACACTGTCGTTGCTCTTCGGTATGATAGTTGCATCACTGGCGTTCCGCTTACCGGCATTTTTAACCACAAAGAGGCTATTTATGAAAAGGTGCAAGAGGTGCCGGGTCGCCTAATTATTAAAGAGTACCCAACCAAGACCGCATCTACAGAAGTGATAAAAGCTCACCTTGAGAGGCTTCAGCGACAGCATGTTGATGTGGGAATGGTAATTGTAGATTACGGCGACTTGTTACGCCCAGTCAACGCTCAGCGCGAAAAGCGGAATGAACTTGAGTCGATCTACGAACAGCTTCGTGCCATTGCTCAAACTTTTAGTTGTCCCGTATGGACAGCTTCTCAAACCAACCGATCGGGTCTTAATGCTGAGGTGATCACCATGGAATCTATTTCTGAGGCATTCAATAAATGTTTTGTTGCGGATTTTATTTTTACAATTTCGCGAACTATCGAAGATAAAACGAGCAACGAGGGTCGAGTTTTTGTGGCGAAGAACCGCAACGGTCCAGATGGGATGGTGTTCCCTATATTCATGGATACTCGCAACGTAAAGATCAAGGTACTCTCCCAGAGTTTGCAGTCCGTGGGGGATATTGTGGCTAAATCTACTAAGCAGCAAGCCGAGTCCTTAAGAGAGAAATATAAGAGCTTTAAAGACAACAAGGATAACTAACAAATGACCAAAAAGAAAAAAGATATTTCAATTGATATTCTATCAAACATTACTGTGCATATGAAATATGCTCGATATTTGGATAAGAAGCAGCGCCGAGAAACATGGCGTGAAATTACTAATCGTAATAAGAACATGCATATTAAAAAATATCCCCACTTGAGAGATGAGATCACTAAGGCATATAAGTTTGTCATGAGGAAAGAGGTGCTGCCCTCTATGCGCTCAATGCAGTTCGCTGGTAAGTCGATTGAGGTGGCTCCTAACCGTGTTTTCAATTGTGCATACCTCCCTATAGATGATTGGCGATCATTTAGTGAGGTAATGTTTCTTTTGTTAGGTGGCACCGGGGTCGGATATTCAGTGCAGCGACATCATGTAGAGAAGCTACCCGAGATTCGTAAACCCAACCCTGAACGCTCCCGCCGCTTCTTGGTTTCTGATTCAATTGAAGGTTGGGCTGACGCGGTAAAAGCGTTAATGAAGTCTTATTTTTATGGAGGCTCCACGCTCCGCTTTGACTTTAGCGACATTCGTCCAAAGGGGGCTAAGCTCGTCACTTCTGGAGGGAAAGCGCCTGGACCACGACCACTTCAGGAATGCCTTGTTAAGATAAACGGTATGCTGAGTGAAAAGCAGGATGGAGATCAGCTAGAGGCAATTGAGGTCCATGATCTGATCTGCCATGTAGCTGACGCCGTTTTAGCGGGAGGTATTCGCCGTGCAGCCCTCATCTCTTTGTTTTCAGCAGATGATAATGAGATGCTGTCTGCAAAGACTGGGTCCTGGTGGGAGGCAAACCCTCAGCGCGGTCGAGCGAACAATTCAGCAGTGTTACTTAGACACCGGATTACTAAGGACTATTTTATGAATTTATGGTCCCGTGTCCAGGCGTCTGGTGCTGGTGAGCCGGGTTTTTATTTTTCTAATGATAAAGATTGGGGCACTAACCCTTGTTGCGAGATTGGTCTTCGCCCATATCAGTTTTGTAATTTGACTGAGGTGAACGTGAGCAATATCACCAGCCAACAAGATTTAGAAGAGCGTGTTAGAGTTGCCGCTTTCTTAGGCACTCTCCAGGCAGGATATACCGATTTTCATTACTTGCGCCCCGTATGGCAGAGGAACACCGAGAAAGAGGCTCTTATTGGCGTCTCAATGACCGGAATTGCATCTGGCGCGGTGCTTGCCGAAGGGATAGATTTATCTGCCGCCGCTTCCGTGGTGCGCTCTGAGAACCGGCGCGTCGCGGCTCTCATCGGCATCAATCCGGCTGCACGGACAACTTGTGTTAAGCCCGCGGGCACGACCTCTCTTACGCTTGGAACTAGTTCGGGGATTCATGCTTGGTATGACCATTATTATATTAGACGCATCCGCGTAGGCAAGAATGAGGCTATCTATAAATATTTAACAACTGCGGCACCAGACATGATTGAAGATGATTATTTCCGACCACATGATACGGCAGTCATTTCAATTCCTCAAGCTTCTCCCGAAAATTCTATTTTGCGTACCGAGTCCGCTTTATCACTGCTTCGGCGCATAAAAAAGATCACCACTGAGTGGGTGAAGCCGGGGCATGTGAGGGGGCAGAATACTCATAATGTGTCTGCGACCGTCTCTGTACGCTCTTCCGAGTGGGAAGATGTTGGAGAGTGGATGTGGGATAACCGTCATGTTTATAATGGCTTATCCGTACTACCTTTCTCCGAAAATGAACACACTTATGTGCAAGCCCCTTTTGAAAGCTGTTCCAAAGAAACCTATGATGTTCTGTATGATTCTCTGGTGTCGCTAGATCTTGCCGAAATTCGAGAAGAAACTGATGAAACAGACCTTCAAGGGGAGCTTGCTTGTGCGGGCGGAATGTGTGAAATTAAGTAAAAAAAGACTAAAAAAGACTTGACAATCCGTACATTATGGTGTAGTATGGATATTAATTAGAAAGGAGAGTTCTATCATGGCTCGAAATACAGATAATGAGAACGAAGAGAACGAGGTAAGCAAGGAGGAGCGCATTCAGACTTATGTGAAGTCGTTGCACGCGATCGAGGAGGCTATGGAGCCCTTCAAGGAGCAAAAGCGCAATCTTAAGGGCAACTATGTTGAGAACGGGTGGCTCAATAAGGAAGACATCTCGCTTGCAGTAAAGGCATATCGCTTGTTCAAGAATGATGTAGATATGGAACAATTGATGGATTATTATGATACGGTCAAGCGTTCGAAGAAGGGTGTGAAGTGAATCTAGTTCCCATGAACCGGCATTTGCTTGTACGCCCAGCAGGAGCCTCCGGTGATGAAGAAACCACCGGAATTGTCCTCCCTGAAGCGTACCTCAATGCACAAGAGCATGTATCTGTAGAAGTGTTATCGGTGGCTGCTGATTGCACTATTAACAATGATATCTCGCTTTTGGGTTGCACTGTAGTGGTGCCCAAGAACATGCTTGTGGAAGTTAGTACGGGAGCATCCACTTATAATTTGATACAGGAAAATTATATTCTTGGTGTGATCTCGCTCCCTAATGAGTCTTAAAGAAAGAGGAAATACATGACTGCATATATGCTTTGTAGCGCCATTATGGCAGCGGGATTTACCGCAAATGTTGAAGTAGCTTGCGATAATGCGGATTTAGTTTTAGAAGCTTCGCGTGAATATGAACTTGATCCCTTGGTTCTTGTTGCTTTAATTCAGGTTGAGAGTGGGTGGAATCCTACGGCTCGATCCCAGCGCGGAGCGTGTGGCTTGACTCAGGTTATGCCACGGTTTACGCTGCCTCGTGTTTCATGCCGCACGCTTATTCGCAATCCCGACATTTCTATTGTCCAGGGCGCTCGTGCTTTGCGCTCGTGGATCGATCGCGCAGGCAACCGCGGTAATTCTTCACGACAACTATTGCAGGCTCTTTGCGGATACAATGCGGGAAACATTTGTTATACAACTAGACAAACCTGGCGCGGACCAGGACGCGCATATGCTCGCCGCGTGGTGCGTTACGCAGGTACCTTGCGACGAGCCATGGAGACAATTCGCACACTGGACACAGCGCCGAACTCTGTTGAGCAAGGCACTTCTCTTGAGGAGTGGTATATGATGGAAGGATGTGGTTCATGAATGACTGTGCGGCATATTATGATAAAATCCCCGCGCACCTGAAGCGCGTGAACGGCTTTAGCGAAGAGTATAGTGATCTGCCCCCTCACCAGCGAGCATTTATTGAGAGCCTGGTGGGTGCCCCATCAGAGTGGGTGATCACGCTACCCGACGGGCGTGAGATTCGTCATTACGCTCAGCTTCAGTTTGACCCCTCCTCGAAAGGGCTGTAGCTTTGACTAAAGAACGTACAACTACTACGATCCCTTTTGTGGGACTACACGCTCATAGCGTTGCTGGCTCCCCTTTTGATGGCTTAGGTTATCCGGCGGAGCATATGGACTTTGCATATGACAACGGCATGGATGCATTAGCTTTGACAGACCACGGCAACTGCAATGGGCTCGCTTATCAAGTCCTTCATGCTCAAAAGATGCAGGCAGAGGGTCGTGAATTCAAGCCTATTTTTGGTGTCGAGGCATATTTTATACCGTCCATTGATGAGTGGAAGGGTGCTTATGAACAGGCAAAGCTAGAGAAAAAGCAAGCCAAGAAGTTAAAAGACACGGGTCAAGGCGGCGCAATTGTTGAAGACGAGAACCGTAGCATCAAGAGCGTGATTAATCGCCGCCGCCACCTCATCCTTTTGGCTCAAAATCAGACGGGTCTGTCTAATATTTTTAAATTAGTGTCACAGTCCTATGCTGAGGGGAATTTTTATCGATTCCCCAGGGTCGACTATTCCATGCTTGAGAAGCACAATGAAGGCATTATAGCCGCTTCTGCTTGCTTGGGTGGCGTTTATGCAGGCAGCATGTGGGAAAAACAAGAGGAGGGCTCTGAAGCGGTTTTAGAAGCGATGAGAGAAACTACTCGGCGGATGCTCTCAATTTTTGGAGATCGGTGGTACGGAGAACTTCAGTGGAATTCGATTCCCGAGCAGCACAGGTTGAATCAATATGTTATTCAAGTGTGTAATGAGTTCGGTGTCAAATTGATTTCGACGGCAGACAGTCATTATCCTTCTCCTGATCTATGGAAGGACCGCATTCTTTATAAGAAGTTGGGCTGGCTTAATAGCTATTCATCTGAGGAGGAATTCTCTCTCCCCGCTTCCGTAGATGAAGTTGGTTATGAGCTTTATCCTAAGAATGGCGATGAGATGTGGGAGTCTTATAAAAAGTATGCTGATGAGGCGGGGCTGCAATATGATGATGCGTTGGTGCGCCAATCAATAGAAGAGACCTATGACATCGCCCACTCCCGTATTGAAAGTTTCCTGCCGGATAATACGGTCAAGCTTCCTTCCTTTGTTGTACCGGAGGGCGAGACTCCTGAAGAAGCTTTGGCGCGAATTAGTACCCTCGCTCTAAAAGAGATGCTCCAGCGCCGCAAGGATATCACGGCAGAGCAGGCGAGAGATTATGCTTTACGCCTAAAGGAAGAATTAGAAATTATCAATGATCGAGGTTTTTCGAAGTACTTTCTGACGATGCACGCGATTGCTGAAAAAGCCGTCGAAAACCAGCTTACAGGACCGGGCAGAGGCTCGTCGGCAGGCTCTTTAGTTTCCTATGCCTTGGGCATTACTCAGGTAGATCCTATTAAATATGGTCTTCTTTTCAGTCGCTTTTTGCGTAAGGATGCTACCGACTATCCAGATATTGATTATGATGTTTCAGACCCCATGGTCCTTAAAGACTTTTTGGCACAAGAGTGGGGCGAAAATACAGTAGTCCCCATATCCAATTGGAACACGCTGCAACTGCGCTCTTTGATTAAGGATATCTCTAAGCTTTATCAAATTCCATTTACAGAGGTTAATGCCGTTACGGGTCGAATGCTTTTTGAGGCAACTCCTGCTGCCAAGGCAAAGCATGGTATTAAAGCCGGTGTTTACGTTCCTACTTTTGAAGAGGTGATGGAATTCAGTAGTAGTCTTAAAAGTTTTTTGGAAAAGTACCCGCAGGTCAAGGTTCATGTTGAGACTTTGTGCGGGCAGGTACGCTCTTGTTCTCGCCACGCGGGCGGTGTGGTCATTGGGGAGAATCTCGATGAACAGATGCCTTTAATTGTATCAGGCGGTGTTCGCCAAACTCCTTGGTCTGAAGGGCAGCATGTAAGGCACCTGGAGCCCCTGGGCTTTATTAAGTTTGATATTCTAGGGCTTGGCACCTTGCGTATGATCGAGGGAGCCATTCGCCATATCTTGAAGCGCCACTATGATGTCCCCGATCCAACATTTGAGGATGTGCGAGAATTTTATAACAAGCAGCTCCATCCCGATGTTCTTGATTTACACGATTCCAGTGTGTACTCTGAGATATTTCACCGAGGCACTTGGGCAGGTGTTTTTCAATTTACGGAGTCCGGCGCACAAAGTTTTTGTACGAACGTGAAGCCAAACAGTATTATTGATATTGCTGCGGTTACGTCCATCTTCCGCCCTGGTCCGCTATCGGCAGGGGTGGATAAAAAGTTTATCGCCGCCAAAGAACACCCTGGGCGCATCAATTATGTACATGAAATTGTTCGTGACGTGACTGCTGAGACTTATGGTTTTCTTATCTTTCAGGAGCAGATTGCTACGCTGGCTCATCGACTGGGCAAGAACATCTCTCTTGATGAAGGGAACCTGCTTCGTAAACTCCTTACTAAAAAGGGAACCGGAAAGGGAGCCAAGGCGAAGGAGAAAATTTATAATAAGTTTGTTGAAGGGTGTGCCGAGAAGGGGATCGCTCGCAAAGATGCTGATGAGATTTGGTCGACCTTCGAGTTTTTCTCAGGATATGGTTTCAACAAGTCTCATGCTGTGTCTTATAGTATACTTTCCTACCAGTGTGCGTGGCTTTTGCGCTACTATCCAGCGGAATGGTCGGCAGCGTTTTTGGATAAGGAGCCCGAGCGCCGAAAAGAAAAGGCTATTAATTTGGTTAAGCAATTGGGCTTCAAGGTACAGTCCTTGGACATCAACACCTCGGGCGTGGTCTGGGAGATTGCGGAAGATAATGAAACGCTTGTCCAGCCCCTTACTTCCGTCAAGGGTCTTGGTGAGGCTGCTATCAAGCAGATCATGGATCATCGTCCTTTTAATTCTGTAGAAGAATTTCTTTTCAACGAAGAGATGGTTTATTCGAAACTAAATAAAAAGGCTATTGATGTGTTGGTACGGAGCTATGCTCTGAGTTGTTTGATGGATGATCGTTTTTCGGGCATGAAGCACCTTTGGTCTGCGGTTGCGGTTGATCGCCCAAAGAACCGGAAGAAGCTCGCGGAGAATATCGATCTTTATGAGCCCGAAGGTGATTTCTCCACGGAAGAAAAGATTGAGTATTTGGTTTCCCTCACCGGGGTCTTCCCCCTGGGCTTGGTAATGAGCGAGGAGGTCCGAGGTCAGCTCGATTCTTATGGCGTGCCCCCTCTGGGGGAGTTTGATGTGGATCTGGGTGCTGCCTGGTTTATTCCCCGTGAAGTAATTGAAAAGAAAACTAAAAAGGGAAAGCTTTACTGGATCTTACGAGTCATCGACTCCACAAGTACAACCACTTCTATTAAGTGCTGGGGAGTCAAGCCAGAGATTGATGTGGTTCACATTAATCATCCATATATGGCACGTCTTGACTACGATGACCAGTGGGGCTTTAGCACGCGCAGCCTACGCAGAAATTTTAGACTATTGGCATAAAACCCAAGGAGAAGAAATAAAATGATTATTGAATATACAAAAGTTCGTCCTAATGTAATTGCGCCTACTCGCGCAAACCCTAGTGATGCCGGGTTAGATATTTTTTATTGCCCTGCTGAACAAAAGGTACCACCTGCCGTTGAAATGCAACCAGGAGAGTCTAAGCTGTTTCAAACGGGCTTGCGCTTCGGTATTCCTCACGGCTATATGTTAGAGGTAAAAAATCGTTCTAGCATGGCGGCAAAGAGGAGTTTGCTAGTGGGCGCATGTGTTGTGGATTCGGGCTATGATGGCGAAGTGTTCATCAACCTTCACAATGTAGGCAACACTACCCAGTGGGTTTACCCTGGTGCAAAAATTGCTCAAGTGGTGATGACTCCGGTCATTAGTTTCCGCGCCGTTGAATGCAGGGATGGCGCTCTATATGCCCGAGAGCCAATTACTATTAGCGATCGCGGCGATGGGGCTCTCGGCTCTACTGATGTAAAAAAGGCAACCAAGTCATGAACCGCAAAGAACGCCGAGCACTCAAGAGTGCAGCCAGGAAAGCAGGAACCACCACAGGAGATCTTGAAAAGTCTTTAGGGATGTTCGACATGCTCCCAGATGCTTGCACCTCTTGCTCAACTGAGTTTGATAAGCGTTCTAAAGAGATGGCTTTTACATGGCGTGTAGTGGTAAGGAAAGATCCCGATTCGGTCAGGTTATTCTGCCCTGCGTGCGTGGATAAGGTTAGAGAATTTGTAGACAACAATGCGGAAAACATGGGAGGCAAAGATGGCAGCTAAGTTATGGAGCAAAGATAGTGGAGCAGTAGGCTTTAGTTCAAAAAGTGCAGACTGGGAAACCCCTCAGGACTTTTTTGACAAGCTGAATAAGAAGTATAATTTTACCTTAGATCCGTGCGCGACCGCCGCTACTGCTAAGTGTGCTAAGTATTTTACTGAGGCAGACGACGGCTTGAGCAAGAGTTGGGAAGGGCATACTGTTTTTATGAACCCTCCGTATGGGCGTGGAATTAAGACGTGGATTGAAAAGGCATATCGTGAATCTTTGAAAGAAAATACAACTGTTGTTTGTTTGATCCCTTCGCGCACGGATACGAAGTATTGGCATGACTATTGTATGAAGGCTAGGGAAATTCATTTTGTGAAAGGTCGTCTTAAGTTTGGAGGATCGAAAAACGCCGCCCCGTTCCCTTCTGCGGTCGTTGTCTTTAGTTCAGGTCCAAGTTATCATACTCTAAGACTTGTAGGGGGTGCAATATGAGTGGTAATAAAATTCGCGATGCTCTTGCTTACGATGATGTCTTGCTGGTTCCACAATATAGCGATATTGAGAGTCGTCAAGAGGTTAGTTTGGAGAGCGCCTTGGATAATGTTTTGAGCATTAAGCTTCCCATCATTTCAAGCCCCATGGATACTGTGACGGGTACTGAAATGGCATCCACTTTATCCGATCTGGGCGCGTTGCCAATTGTCCATCGCTACAATTCGGTGGCTGAGCAAGCCAAAATCATCAAGGACGCAGTAAATGCAACACAAGAGCTGCCGGTGATTGGCGCAGCCATTGGGGTTGCGGGAGACTTTGCAGAACGCGCTATTGCGGCGTATGATGCTGGGGCTCGTGTGATTTGCGTGGACGTCGCTCACGGTCATCATATTTTAGTAAAGCGCACTTTGGAACACTTGCGCGATGTTTTCGGAAATGATTTGCATATCATGGCAGGGAATGTGGCTACGCTAGACGGTTTTAATAGTTTAGCAGATTGGGGCGCAGACAGTGTTCGGTGCAACATTGGAAGCGGAAGCTGTTGCACTACGAAGATTCAAACGGGGCACGGGATACCAGGGCTTCAAACTATACTGGACTGCGCGGCATCCGATCGCGATGCTAAAATTATTGCTGATGGTGGAATCCGCAACTCAGGAGACATTGTAAAAGCTCTTGGCGCAGGCGCAGACTTTGTGATGTTAGGGTCGATGTTAGCGGGAACTAATGAAACGCCGGGTCATACGGTTGTCCATCCCGACGGAACACAACGAAAGATCTATCGCGGAATGGCATCGAGGCAGGCTCAAGAAGCGTGGCGAGGTCGAGTGTCGAGCTTGGAAGGAGTGGCAACTACAGTTCCATGTCGCGGTCCTGTTAAGAATATTATCGACTTGACATCACAAGGGATTCGAAGTGGGCTGTCCTATAGTGGCGCTCGCACAATCTCAGAGTTTCAGGCAAAGGCACAATTTGTTCGCCAAACCAACGCAGGGCAGATCGAATCCGCTCCTCACATCCTTCAAGGAAAAAAATAATGGCAAAAGAAAACGACAAGAGGATCACCTTTTATTACACTGACACCGGGCATCAAGAATTTAGACGCGCCCTTCGTCCCTACGAGGTTTCTCAAAGTTTATTTTTTCGTATTATAATGGAGGGGCTTGTTGCTGGTGAACCTTCAGTGGTGTCCTTTGTAAAGCGAAAGAAAAAAGCCTTAGAGAAAAAGAAAACCTCAGCCAAAAAACGAAAGACTACAAAGCGTTCAGCGGCTAAAATTGAGCGAGATAATATGACATATGACGAGAAAGAGCTTGAGAATATTTTTGATTTACTAGAAAGGAATGGGGCAATCAAATGAAATGTATGAAAATGTGTAAAGAATATGATGTGAGCTGTCCTAATTCTGATTGTCGGAATTGGATTGATTATGAAGAGGATTTAAATTGTACTCATGTAGCAGTAGAGAAGCATGGAGCCATGACTTTACGGCAGATTGGCGAACGCGAGGGCGTCACTCACGTCGCGGTTAAATATATTGTGGACAGTGCAGGCACAAAGTTGCGAAAAAAATTGAGAACATATCAATAGTAAGCGTATTTAACCTTGCAGAAAAGATGACTTTTTTGAATTTTGCATACTATTTACTAAGTGCAAATATCAAACCCCCCGCTTTATTCGGCGGTTTATTGTTAGGAGAGAAGAAAAATGAGTGAAAAAAAGCTATTAAGTGAATCCGCTGTACGCCGCTTGATGAAGTATGCCAATTTAGATCAGGCTACTGCTGAAGAGTTTTTGGCACGCACCGCCATTGCAGAAGAGACGGAGCAGGAAGCCGCCGCAACAGAACAGGAGTTGACCGAGCAAGAGTCTTCGCAGGAGTTGGAGCTTGACGCCGCTGCTGACCTTGATGATGCTAACGCTGACCTTGCAAGTGCTGCCGCCGATCTTGCCGACGCTTCCGACGACCTGGAGGACGCCGAGGATGACCTCGTCGCCGCCGCCGAAGCCCCGATGGACGAAGATCAGGTTGAGGCATTAGTAGACGCTGTTTTGTCTGCCATCAGCGACGTGACTGGTGTTGAGGCTGAAGTTGTATCTGACGTGGCTGCTGCCGAGATGGACGACGACGCCGCTGAGGACGAACTTGCCGCTGCTGCCGAACTCGAAGCCGCTGCTGAGCCAATGGGCGAGATGAAGAAGCAGGGCGAAAAGGACCGTGACGACGAAAGCGAAGGAGAGAGACTTGGCGCTCTTGATAAGCATGACGCCGAGACCCCCGAGGACCGCCGTGATGACTCCCTGGGTGACTGGGGCAAGCGCACAAAGGCGAATGAGGCTGCTCTTGTTGCTCGCGTCACTCGCCGCGTAGCCGAACGTCTCCTCCGAAGCGTGGACACAGACAATACCGACACAGAGTAAATCATTTTTCCTGTTGAGGAAACAATTTACTTAAAGTTTAGAGCCGCATAGTGTATTATATAAGCATTGTGCGGCTTTTTTGCGCTCAACGACGGGGATATGTATGTACAGTGGTGTTATTATTGGTGTTATCGTTGGTTTTATAGGCGCTGCTTTTTGCATTAGACTAATTATTAAGGTAATGTTACGCAACCTTATTGCTGCCGCCGAGGCAGAAGTACTTGCACTTATAGCTTCCGGCGCGGAACTGTATCACTCGTCAAGTGCTTTGCTGGATTTAGTAGCAATTCATGTTGATGACAAGGACCGCGAGAGATTGCGCGTCATGCAGGAGGTAATAGCCCATCGCTATGATGAGTGGAAACTTAGCGCCCTAGAGCACTTAGAATCACACCATCCAGTATCCGTGAGTCATGGGGGTGACTCTTGGAATGCCGCCATGACAGCCGCACTCAAGCAGAGCGTACCATACAGACACAGACAAGAGAAATAAAACCCAAGGAGCACTCTACCCATGACTAAGAAAACAAAGAAGAAGAATAGTAAGGAAAAAGCTGAGATGACGGAAGAGGCAGAAGTGTCTCCTGAAGACCAAAATGTGGACATGGACCTCCCTCCTTATGTTATTCTACAAGTACCGTCAGAGCCGCGCCCATCCTCTTCGCCGTCCCCTGTCCGTGTAACAGGGTTGGTGGGCGACGTTACGGAAGATAAGACCGCCGACGTTCTTAGTGGTATCATTAGCCTAATGGATAAAGGTCGCGTGGAAACCCCCAAAGAAGACGGTACCGTGGAAGTATCGTACTTGCCCTTTGAGGTAATTATTTCTACTAACGGAGGCTCAGCCTCAGAGATGTTTTCACTCTTTGATTTAATAAACTATGCTAAAGAACGATATGAAGTGCGAACGCTAGGATTGGGAAAAGTAATGTCAGCGGGCGTTCCTCTCTTAGCCGCTGGTACTAAGGGTTCTCGCCGCATTGGGCGAAATTGCCGCGTCATGCTGCACTCTGTCGTCGCTGCTTTTGGAGGCGCGATGCACGACTTAGATGTTGAGATGGAAGAGGTTCGATGGGCACAGGAGAAATATATTGACGCGCTGGTACAAACTACGGATATGACCAAGGCGTATCTTCGTAAACTCCTCAAGAGGAAAGTAAATGTTTATTTGACAGCTCAAGAGGCAGTTGATTTGGGAATTGCAGACGAGATAATTTGATGGGGATTGAGGAAAAGATTTTTTATAATGAAGGGACCGCCATGCGTTTTGGCTGGTTTCCCTCATGGTTTGGTGCAAAGCATTTTGATGGCGACTTGATCCGCAAAATTCGACAGTGGCAGAAGAAGAACAAGCTGAAAGCCGATGGGCTCGTGGGTCCTAAGACTTTCCGCCGAATCTATACAGAGAAAGAGGCAGAAAAGTCAGAACTCCCTGAGAAGGAAGAGATCACCCCGAGCGGCGTGTTATATTACAACGGAGAAGAAATTCCTATCGCATGGGACAAAGTGGTTACCTGGCATGATGCACCGTCTTCAATTATTGTTCCTAATGAATCCTCTTACTATGCATACGATAAGGGGGAGCGAGAAATAGACTTCTTTGTGAATCATTGGGACGCCACACTCTCAGCCGCCACATGCAGCCGCATCTTGGCTCGCCGCAATTTATCGGTTCATTTTTGTATTGATAATGATGGCACCATATATCAGCTTCTAGACATGCAGCACGCGGCAAAGCACGCCGGTCGAGCCAACAGGACTTCAGTAGGCGTTGAAATTAGTAACGCTTATTATTTGAAATATCAGTCGACTTATAAGCGCAAGGGCTTTCCCGAGCGCCCTGTAATTACTAACGCGAGGGTTCACGGCAGGAAACTGAAACCCTTCACTGGCTTTTACCCGGTGCAGCTAGAAGCGTTAAAGGCTCTCTGGTCGGCAGTAGCCGATGC